CACTTGGACGGTCTCGCCCTCACCGAATGGGACCGCATCACGGATGAACTCGCCTCGAAGCAAGTCATCACCCACGTGGACATGGCGATCCTTGCCCTTTACTGCTCAGTCTATGCGGAATGGTGCTCGAACATCGAACAGCTCAAGAACGAAGACCACTTCCTGATCACACCGAAGGGTTATCGCTACGTCAACCCGCGCATCGGACTGATCAACACCTACGGTGAGAAGCTCGCCAAATACAGTGCGGAGCTTGGCATCACTCCCAGCTCACGCACCCGCATCAAAGCCATCGAAAAACCACCCGTGCAGGAAGATCCAAAAAAGACCCGCATCAAGGCGCTCTTTGGTGCAGGCGTGACCGTAAAATAAAAATCAAATTGGAAGGAATTTGATCATGATTACCTACGAATTAGAAGACAAAGACGGATGCCCAAATTGCCATCATCAAGTTTCGATATGGCTTGGCTTTTCAAGTGTGGATAATGATGGTGTGCATCTTGCATATCGTTGCCCAAATTGTGGCTTTGAAACATGCGACTATATCCCAGGTGTAGACGACATCATACCCGATGAAATTGCATGGCGGCGTGAACCTGATGGCGTGATAACTTGGTACGATATCCCGTAGAAAGAAAAAATGTTAGAACTTTTCTTATCGAGTCTTGAAGATCAATTGGGGCTGATTGTAAATCCTCCACTTGCTCCCATTGCCCGCATGGGTATTATTAGTCAAGAAATCACGCGCATAACATCATACGGACGAACAAAGCATGCAGCGGAGAGTACATTGGACGAGGGGCAGGGTTGCCCCTCGTGCTCTTTAGGTTTATGTCCAAATGGTAATGGCGGTTTTATTCCATGCACGATCTGCGGTAACGATAAAGCCTAAGGCAAATATGAAAGAAATATTTATAGCATGGGCGATAAATGCAAACTCTGATGAAGGGCACGGTTTTATCGGTCGCTATTGGTGGTTTACAAAACGTGCTGATATGCCTGTTCACATGGAAGGCTGCAAAGTGGCATTATTCAAAACGCGCAAACTTGCCAGAGAAAATCTTTCCAGCGTCAAGCGTAGTTTTCCTGCCGCACGAGTTGAAAAAGTTATTATTCTTATCGATACGCAAAAATTAAAGCGTTCAACGGGTTCGCCCTCCAAGAACGTTAACCGCTAACCCCTAAAAGCTAAAATGCCCCCTCGCCTCCACCCTGCTGAACGCTACGCCCGCGATGTCGTCTCAGGCAAGATCGTCGCCTGCCATTGGATTCAGCGCGCCTGTCAGCGCTACTTTGACGACATCCAGAACGCCAAACAGCTCGGGCTGTATTTCGACAAGCGCCGCGCGCAGGATGTGATCGACTTCTTCAGTTTCCTCGTGCACAGTGAAGGCGAATTCAGCGGCAAACCCTTTGAACTTTCAGGCTGGGAATTGTTCATCGTCTGGAATGTTTTCGGCTGGTATCGTACCAACCACAAACGCTGGTTGATCAAGACACCCCACGGCATCGAAGACACCAGCGGCACGCGCCGATTCAGAAATGTGTACATCGAGGTCAGTCGTAAGAATGGGAAAACGAGTTTTGCTGCGGCGCTCGGTTTACTACTCGCCTTTGCGGATGGCTATCCAGGCTCACAGGTCTACAGCATCGCCACCAAACGCGACCAGGCGAAGATCTGCTGGACGCTTGCCAAGCGCATGACCCTCGCCTCTTCGTTCATCCGCGAGGAAGGCGGCGTGGAAGTGCTGGCCAACAACTTGAACCAACACCACACCAATTCCAAATTTGAGCCGCTCTCATCCGATTACAACTCCCTCGATGGTCTCAACATCCACGGCGCGATCTGCGATGAAGTCCATGCCTGGACGGGGCGCGACCTCTACGACAAGATCAGTCAGGGCACCGGCGCACAGCCTCAGCCGCTAATCTTCGAGATCACCACCGCAGGCAACAACCAGCAGTCCTTTTGCTGGACCCAACACGAATACACCTGCAAGATCCTCGACAACGTTCTGCAAAATGACGAATGGTTCGGCGTGATCTACACTCTCGACGAAGGTGACGATCCCTTTGAGGAGCGCAACTGGTACAAGTCCAATCCCGCGCTTGGCATCAATAAGCAGGTTTCGGACATGCGCAAACTGGCACAGCTCGCCAAAGAGATCCCCACCGAACTCAACGCCTTTTTACAGTATCAACTCAATGTGTGGGTACGAGGCGAAACCAAATGGATGGACATGGAAGCCTGGCGCCTCTCTGCCGGTCCCGTGCCTGCTTCACAACTAGAGACTTTTCTCGCATCCCGCACCTGCTACGCTGGTCTTGACTTGGCATTCTCGCAGGATCTCGCCGCCTGTGTCTATGTCTTTCCACCTGCGGATGATGGACTTTACTATGTCCTGCCGCGTTTCTTCTGCCCAGAAGACCGCATCCTGCAACGTTCCCGCAATGACCGCGTGCCGTATGATGTCTGGGCTGATCAGGGTTTTCTTATCCCGACGTCGGGTGATTTTATCGACCACAAGTTCATATTTGAACAGATCAAAAAAGACCGCGAAAAGTTTGTCATCAAAGAACTGGCATTTGACCGTTACGGCGCGGAATGGATTCAAAACGCCCTGACGGATATCGGTCTCACGTTGGTGCAATTCGGGCAGGGCTACGTCAGCATGAGTCCACCGATGAAGGATCTGCAAGTGCTGATCGGCAAATACCAAATTGCCCACGGTGACAACCCCATCCTCACCTGGAACGCGGACAACGTGATCGCCACCATGGACCCGGCAGGCAACATCAAACCCGATAAACAAAAGAGCCGCGAAAAGATCGACGGCATCGTCGCCCTCATCATGGCACTCAGCCGCGCCATGGTCCACGACCCCAACGCAGGCAAATCCATCTACGAGACGCGCGGGATTTTGACGATCTAGGTATTAGCGATTAGCTTTTAGCTCGATGATGAGTTAAAATAATTCTGGAAGGAATTCTCACATGGATAAATATGTCATTCTCGAAAAGATAGAACCTGAAAACAAGTATCTGGTGGGTTTTGAGAATGGAAGGATCGGTTATGTGACTGAAGAATTCGAGCGTGATTCAGCGATCGATCTGCACAGTCAATGGAAACTCTTCAAAGTATCTCAAGGTTGTAAGACCGCTAAATTTCCGACCGATGAATTTGGGATCTTGAGTGTAGAAATAAAAACTTTGAGATCGACAAATATGGGATTTTTATTTCGTGGTGCCTATGTGCCAGAGATTAAGTTTTGGGTTTATGAAATTAATTCATATCGCAGGCTGACCGCTATAAGCATGGAGTAGTATCATGAAATCAAATACCATCATCAAATGGATCGCCTATCTGATCATTACAGCAGACACCATTTTCCTGCTTTTGGCACGGTATTCCAACCCTGACATGCCTGCCGTCAGATGGTTCATCAACAACATCCCCCTCTTAATATTTTATTTCATGACCCTAGCGGTGGGTCTACGGATATATAGGAAAGCACACATAAAGGAATAATTCATGAACATAGGAAGATTTCATATCAGATTTCGTCTTTGTGGTTTCGGCAAAACTACAATTGGAAAAAACCTTTGGCAGTTGCGTTTAGGATTTTTCAGCATATCCGCGTTTCCATATTAGCCGCTAAAAGCTAACCGCTGCCTTATGCTATAATACACACAACTGAATTCCCGAATCGTCGGAACCTTCGGACCGGCATCACCCTTGTGGTGGTGCCGGTTTTTTTGCGTAGCGTACTAAAGGATCTACATTGACCATCACTGTTGCACAAAGCACCGGCACTGTTGCCGATAGCGCCACCAGTATCGCGCAGGCGACGACTGGCAACGTCACAGCGGGCAATCGCCTGATCGTGGCGTATCAACGCTATGCACCTTCCGCCGATGCGCCGGTGGTGGGTGACATCAGCAAAAGCGCGGGTACCTGTACGCTGGGCGCGTTTGCGCTGGATAAGGTGCAGACCGGCACCACCAATTACTTTTATTCGGCGATCTTTTCGGCGGAGATCACCGGCACGGGTTCCTGCACGATCACGGTGGCGGGTGCGCCCGCGGGCAGTTATCACGGCATCGGCCTTGTGGAACTGGATACCGATCTTGGCACCATCACCCTGGAAACCACCAACGGCGCCAGCGCAGACACAGGCGCACCCAGCAGCGGCGATGGCACTTCGGCGGGTTCCGCGATCTTCATCGGCTCACTGACCCTGGATATTACCGCAGCCACCACGATCACCCCGGATGCCGCTTTTACGCAGGTCTATGAACAGGAAGACGGCACGACGCACATTGGCTGTGGCACCATTTACCGCATTGTGTCCACCGGCACCACCGATGCCGCGTCCTACACAGCCCCAACGACCGAACAATACACGCTGACTTTGGCAGTCTATAAAGATGCCGTAAGCAACAACATTGATACTGTCCGCAATCCTGAATATGTGGGTTCAGGCGCGCAGACGGTCACCCTGACCATCGGCGCCACACTCGCACCGGCGTTACACGCCTCCACCGCTGCCGGGGATCTGTTGGTGATGATCATTGCGGGGCGCTGCAACGGTTCCACGATCACCAACACGTTCAGCAATACGTGGACGCTGGCAGGCGAGCGCTTCCGAGAGGTCAGCACAGGGGCGACCGATCTCTACATCGGAGTCTATTACAAATATGCCGCAGTGGGTGAAGCCGCGCCCACCGTTACGCCTGATGCGGATTTCCTGACCAGCAGCACAACCGGCGGCGTTTCGGCGCAGATCGCTACCTATCGCTACACGTCCAACAAACTGGATACGACCGCCGCGGTCAATGACGCCGCCGCCGCCGCCACCTGGACACCGCCCAGCGTGACCACCAACACCGCGAACTGCATGGTGATCTCCTGTGTGGCTACCTCAGATGATAACGCGCTCAACCACAACACCGCCAATTCATTCACGTTGGCAATGAGCGGCGCAACCTATGACACCACCACCGGCTCTGATCATGCGGTGGGCATGGCGTACCTGCTCAAATCAACCGCCGGGGCAGTGACCATGTGCATATGGAACGAATCGGCGGTGGGCAATGATGCCTGGGTCGGTGTGACCGTAGCCTTTGCGCGTAAGACTTCATTGCCAGTCTACAAACGACCGAATCTATTTTGGAAAAGGAGCAACTAATGAGCAGAATATATGCAGTACCGTGGACCGCAACCGTCACCAACAGTGGCGGCAACGCTGATCTGTGGGAACTCTTACCGGCTGATGACAAGCCGATCAAGTTACGCGGTTTTTGTCTGGGGAATGTGTCCGAAGTGGGCGATGCCGCCGAAGAGGGCTTGCAGATCTCCATCGTGCGCCTGGGCGCGACCGTCACCGGTTCCAACGGCACCAGCGTCACGCCTGTGCCGATGGACAGTGCAGACACCGCCGCAGGTTTTACGGCGGAATATAACGGGGCGACCGTGGCCACCACCAGCGGCACGACCACGATCATCGAGTATCTGGCATGGATCAACCGCCAATCCCCGTATGAGCGTTGGTATCCTGACGAACGCTTTGCACCAAAAGCCAAACAGGGCGAGGGCTTATTTATTCGCCTTGATACAACCGTAGCCGATGACATGACCTTTGCGGGTTGTGCATGGGTCGAAGAGGAGTAAACAATGCCAACGAGTTCATGGAATAAATTCAACAGCTTTGTGGAAGACCTGGCTGAAGGGGTGCACAACCTGCAAACCGGCACGCTGACCGTCGCCCTGTGCGCCGCCGCCAATG